TGCTTGACCTATATCTCAATTAGGTTGGCCCCGTCGTAGTCAATTTCTTCAAAATTCCATTGGCCATCCAGGGCGGCCCACAGGGCTTCATCGTACGGAGTCGGTTCAATGTCGTTTTCGTTTAGTTCTTTCCTGTGCCTGATTATAGCTTGTCTGCAAATAACAAGTATGTCGTCATCAGATGAGACTCCGTTTTCAAGCATTGAAACAAGCTCGGCAACCTCATTTATTTTTCGTGAAACATAACCTTTGAATTTTTCAATCTTTCGTTTTTGCCCAAGGTAATAATGAGTTGCTTCTGCGAGTAGGGCGGTGCCATCTTCTCCGAGCGCAGAATACTGCTCCGTATCTGAGGCTATGTCTGCGTCAATGTCCTCAATCTGTTCATTGAGATTTGAAAGGAGAGCATCTAGGCATCTCGCCCACCTGCCCACATTTTGTGATTCGCGCAAAAACTCACGCTGTTTATCGTTGACTTTATTTTTTATGTCCTGTGCAACCAGGTGTGCAAATGCGTCATCGCTCATCATGTAATGACCAGTACTCACTTTGTCTCCTTATTTTTTATTCCAATATTCACATAGGTCTCGCTTGAAGTAACACCAGTTGCAAAGCACGGCAGGTATTGCTTCCCACTGATTTGTATCAAAAGAATTTTTGATTTTGGTGCCAACATCTTCAACCATAACGGATACGGTCCCAGCGTCTTTTTCTGTAAATTTTTGAGAAAACTTAGTTCCGTCTTTTAGGTACAAAAGTTCAACCAGGTCTATCTCTACATCTTTTGTGTCCGCTAAAACTATTGCGTAAATCAGCAGCTGTGTGAACTTATCTCCAACATACCTGGCCTTGGGGGTCTTCCCTGTTTTGTAATCGGAGATTGTTGTTAGCCCATTTAGGGTTGACCATCTATCGATGTATCCCTTAATCTGAAATCCACCAATGCTTCCGTTGAGTTCAGTTTCCACTCCAGCCGGCACCACATCAATTGGTGATTCAACTTTAAAAATGTTCTCTAGACACCACCACGAGTTCCATCTAAAAGTATTCAACCCATCCTTGATGAACGGCGAGACTTTTTCAGCCCAACCCCCGCTTGCCCAAATAGAAGAACTAACACTTTTAAGTGAAGCAATGTTCCTGCTCTCTGCCTCAATGTTTAAGTAGAAGTACTCAAGAACATCGTGCACAAAATTACCCATCAGGGTAGCTTCTGTTGGAGGTTCAGAGAGCTTGTTGACCCTGGAGTATTTGTACTTTAAAGGACATTGAACATATGTCGATATTGACGATGGTGATAGGTATGGGGGCAACTCATATGGCAAATCAACAGTATTGGTCACTGTGCACCCGATTGAACCTGTCCGTTGAATTCAATTTTTACAACGGTTTCAAGGAGAAACACCATTTGCTCATTGGTAACACTGGCCGCATTGCTTGGGACTGGAGCGTTGTTGCTATATGTCTCCCAGTCTTTGCGAAGAGTTGCTTTTTGTTCTGGTGTCATCTTCTTTGTTACTGACATGAATGTGTTCCACATCTCAAGCTTTTCTGTATCAACAGGTTCTACAGGGCGAGAAATCTCAGCATCCATTACCTGTTCAATCTCGATTGCGTCTTCGCTGCGAGCAAGATATAAGCCAATGCCAAATGTTTGAACTGCTTTTTTGAATGCGTCGGAAACGGCTCCCTTTACTTCGTCGCCGTAGTCAACAGCAAGACCAGTTGCTTTGATGCGTTTGATTTTTTGGCCACCAACACCGTCCCTAGTCACCTCGTTGCCATCAATCGTGGCAATGACTGTCACATGCGCAACAACAGAATCGCCAATTTCTGAAAAGTTTTGAACTTTTAGCGACCAGTTCCCAACTCCAATCACCTTGTTCATCCTGTTGACCACTTCACTAACCGGGATGTATGTAAGTGATGCTCCGCCTTTGTTTAGGCTTCGTTCCATTTCCTGTGGGAATGGCTCTGATAGGAGGTGATAAATTTCGTTGTTCATTATTTTGCCTTTCGGATAATTATGCTTGTTTTTACTTCGTCTGAAACCTGACAATAATTGTCTGCGTTAACTCCAATTTTTGACAATTCTTTTATGCGCCAGTAAGAGGGTTGAACAAAACGTAGCAGTTGAGAAGCGATGTCGTCAATGGTCGCATTCATTTCACCTGAGTCAAGGTCCGTTGACATCTCAACAAGCCTGCGTGTAACAATTGACGCCAACGCATCATGGTCCCAAGACTTGCGGTCACTACCTGATTTCTTTTCAATAGTGGTTCCGTCACCTAGGGAAATCATGGGTAGAGAGCCCATCTTGTCTGCAACTATCTTTGCGGCCGTGTCGTAAACAGAAGAAAATTCTTGCTTGAGGAAATTTAAAATCTTAAGCGATTCGCACAATTCCTCAATATCCACATCTTGTTCTCTGGCAGCAGAAAAGTTTCTATCAGCGTCCATAAGTTTCTTTGATATTTCCGAAACTTGAACGGCCAACTGCTCTGCATTGAAAATAACTTCAGTATCCATTTTTCCTCTTTTTAATAGGGGTGTAATCTGTGTTAGATGATGATACTGGTAGGGCGGCGATAAGGCAAGCCTAAACCAGCTAAAAATGTAAAAGCTCCAACAGCAGAGTCGACTTGGTCATCATGGTCACACGCTTCAGGGAAGGATGACATTTCATCAAGCCAATCGCTCAGCCATGGTCCACGAACAACCCTCACATTCCCGTTTGCGACAGCTGCGGCAAATGGCCGAGCCCTTGTGAGCTTGTCTCCAGTAGAACGAATACCCATGAAGTCGTAACCTGGAAGTATGTATCTTGCGTATTGGTCAACGAGTGCTTTTCCAGACGAGCCTGGTTCTTGCTCCATTCTCACCGATACATTTGGCCCATCTTCCGCAGCTGTTTGGGAAATTAGCTGCTCAACCTTGTCGCCCTTCACTCTTGCTTTTTTTACATCAAGAACATAAGCAACGCCGGAATCGTATAAGACAAGCGTGCCCACCGTCCAGTCTGGATTCGGATTACTGCCAGAAGGCTCCGTGGCTGCAAGGTCCCAGAATCTAACCGCTCGAGCATTCCCCCCGACTGGAGGAACTTCAGATTGGTCAATTATCACAAATGAAGTTCTATCAAAAAGGCTTCCAAGGGTTGTCGCCCACCAGTCTCCCTCTTCTAGCCTTCTTCTTTCGATTGGGTCAAGAGCAGCCAGAGCCTGTCTGTACGACTCAGGGTCAATTCCAGGGTTGTCGGTGAGCAACGAGGGCACAAAGATTCTCCCTGTCTCGACCCCTTCAACAATGAATCTCTGCCTTACCCAGTTGGGGGCTGGGTTTGAAGCTGAACGCATCCTCAGTGGAACTTTTGAAAGCTCACCGCTTTTTGGTCTTCTGAGTCTGGAGAACAGGTATCTGTAGTCAGATTCTCTAATTTCCGTAACCTCATCCATTCCTATAAATTGGAATTCCGAACCTTTGTAGCGGAGGTAGTCATTCGTGTTATTCAGATAACCAAAGGATATTCTGGCACCAGATGGAAATGTAGCTACATATGTATTGTTGTTCCAGCTTATTTCCTCAACTCCGCCAACCCAGGACTTGAATCTGTCCATCAATGCTCCAGGAAGCGACAAGTCGGCGTATGTGCGCCGGAAGAGAATCGCAGAATATCCAGGGACGTCTACATACTGCATCGCAGACATCAACAAAGCGCTGCTCTTTCCACCCCCAGCAGCTCCACCAAAAAATGCTTCCAACGCATATGTTCTGAGAAACACTTTTTGCGTAATAGACGGTGTTTCAGGGCAAAAATGCGGTTTTCTTGGTTCTAGGTATTCTAAAACTTTTTGCCAGTTAGTCATTCTTGTCCAAATCGATTAGTCGTGCTAAGTTTAGAATACTGTGGCACAAAATAATCCTAGCGAAAAAAAGTTACAAAAAATGACAAACACACTCCGCCGTTTCTTCTCAAAATTGACTAAAAGGACAACCATCGCCAACATACTGATTGCTTCATTTATACTGTTTGTGAGCGTAGGAACATTTTTGATATGGCCACCAGCTGGTTTTATTGCTTTTGGTGTTGCTTGTGGTGCAGTCGGAATATTACTTGGGATGGAGTAAAAGTACATAATGGCTTGGAATTCGTCGCAAAATAAGTCAATTAACCAATCACAGCAAAAATCTGCGCTTGGACCAGGAGCACCAGTTGCCTTCAATCCGTCAATGGCTGGTAAGCCCTACAGGGACTCGTGGGACATTGAAAGAGCCTACCGTGAAGGCTTCCAAAAGGTAACTTGGGTTAATAGATGCATTGATGCGATTGCGGGAAACCAATCAAGACTTCCAGCCATCTTGCGAGAGAACAATAGCCCAACCGGAAAAATTATTAGAGAGTCAGATGAGAGCATTCTCAACTTGCTGAACACCAAGTCAAATATGGGTGAGAACTCATTCGTTTTTAGATACAGACTTTCGTCTCAATTGCTCATGTCATCCCGTGGTGCATTCATTGAAAAAGTAAGAGGCAGAGATGGTCAACTAATTGCTCTACAGCTTTTGCCACCACAACACACAGCCCCAATACCAGACCCAAGAAAGTTTGTTTCTGGTTTTGAAGTTGATATGCGTAATGGAACAAAAATTATATTGAAGCCAGAAGATGTTGTGTGGATTAGAAAACCACACCCACTTGACCCATACCTCTCATTGACTCCAATGGAAGCTGCTGGAATTGCAATCGAAATTGAAAATCTTTCCAAGATTTACAACAGAAACTTTTTACTTAATGACGGCAGACCAGGTGGCCTTCTTGTCGTCAGAGGAGAAATCGACGACGATGATAAAGATGAACTAAGAAGTCGTTTTAGGGGAAACATCAATAGGGCTGGTGCAGTAACTGTTGTGTCATCCGACGAAGGTGTTGATTTTGTTGATACAGGGCAGTCTCCGCGTGATGCAAATTACGTGCAAATGAGACAGATACAAAAAGAAGAAATACTTGCAGCGTTTGGCGTGCCTGAATCAGTAATCGGAAACGCATCCGGCAGAACATTCAGCAACGCTGCGGAAGAACATAAAGTTTTTTGGAATGAAACGATGCTTCCACACCTAGAGACATTGGCTCGTGGATTAGATGAGCTTCATACAAAGTACTATGTTGACTTTGACGTTACCGATGTTCCCGTTTTGGTTCTGTACAAGCAAGAACGAGATAGATATTTGTTAA